AAGAACTACGCTATCGCTGGTATTAATTCTGAAATAGTGGACTTAAAGATACTATATGTAGAAATAAATTCTACAATTTATTATAATATTTCTCAAGTATCTTCACCGAATAATTTAAGAACATCAGTAATTAGTGGATTAAATGAATATGCAAATAATATTGAAATTAATAAATTTGGTGGAAGATTTAAGTATAGTAAAATAAACACTCTAATTGATCGTATTGACAATGGTATTACTTCAAATATAACAAAAGTTATTATTAGAAGGGATATGAAAGCATTACTAAATCAATTTGCTCAATATGAATTATGTTTTGGTAATCGTTTTTATATTAATTCTGCTGGTTTTAACATAAAGAGTACAGGATTTACAGTTACAGGATCAAATGAAACTGCTTTTCTTACTGATGTGCCAAATAAAGATGCTGCAGGAAATCTTGATGGGTCAATGAAAGGAACTTTAAGTGTAGTTTTTAAAAATCAAAAAGATGAACAACAAATATTGATAAAAGATGCAGGTATTGTTGATTATAAAAAAGGTGAAATTATCTTAAATACAATTAACATAACATCTACAGCATCACAAAATAATATCATTGAAGTTCAAGCATTTCCCGAATCAAATGATGTGGTAGGATTAAAAGATTTATATTTAAGTTTTGACGTTTCAAAAAGCACAATAAATACATTTAAGGATGTAATTGCTTCGGGCGAAGATGTATCAGGTGTTGTATTCACAAGAGATTATTATACCTCTAGTTACTCTAATGGAGATTTAGAGAGGAAATAATTTATGTCACAAATTGACAAAAGAATAAAAGTCAATACGATTATTGAGAATCAGTTGCCAGAGTTTTTGGTGAATGATTTTCCAAATGCTACTGAGTTTTTTAAACAATATTATATTTCACAAGAATTTCAAGGTGGTCCTAGTGATTTAATTACTAACTTTGACCAATATTTAAGATCTGATAATCTTGTTCCTGAAGTAGTTGTTGGAGTATCAAGTATTTCTTCTGAAATTACAGCAACAGACACTACTATCACAGTTGCAAGTACAAAAGGTTTTCCCTCAGAATATGGATTACTAAAGATAGATGATGAAATTATATCTTACACTGGCATAACATCTACATCTTTCACAGGATGTATTCGTGGATTTAGTGGTATTAGTGGATATAATGTTGGTGTATCATCATCACTTCTTGAAATAAATCGAGAAAATTTAGTTTTTGAAGACACAACTGCATCATCTCATAGTTCTGGTAGTACAATCACTAATTTATCAGTATTATTTTTACAAGAATTTTACAAAAAACTCAAAAAAACATTTTTACCTGGTTTAGAGGGTAACGATTTTGATACAGATCTTGATGTAGGTAACTTTTTCAAGTTTGCTCGTTCATTTTATCAATCTAAAGGTATAGAAGAATCTGTAAGGATTTTATTTAAAGTATTATATGGTGTTGAATCAACTATTCTTGATCTTGAGGGTAATTTATTAAAACCATCAGGAGCTGAATTCATACGTAGAGAAGTCATCGTTGCAGATTTAATTACCTCTACAGGAGAACCTCAAAACTTAGTTGGACAAACAATATTTAAATCTACAGATACATCAACAAATGCATCTGTATCTGAAGTTGAAATTCTAAAGAGAGATCAAAAAATTTATTATAAAATCTCATTATTTGTTGGATTTAGTGATCGTGATTTAATAGAAGGTGTTTTTACAGTTCCAGGCAAAACAAAAGTTTTATCAGATGTAGCAATTAATGGTGATGTTATATCAGTTGACTCAACAGTTGGTTTTGGTGCAACAGGAACCATCATAAGTGGGCAGAATAATATTGATTATACATCTAAAACAATTAATCAATTCTTTGGTTGTACAGGTGTGGGGGTTAAAATCAATACTGCTGATGATATAAGATCAAATGAGACTATTTTTGGATACGAAAATGGGGATTTATCAAAAAGAGTTGATCTAAGAATAACAGGTGTTTTATCTGAGTTAGTTCCCATAACAGATATTACTCTTGTTAATGAGGGAGAAAATATTTTTGTTAAGAATATTGGCGAAAAAATAAAGAATGAAAATTCATCTTATAAGGAAATATTTGCTAACTCTTGGAAATATAATACTTCATCAAGATTTGAAGTTGATATAGTTGGAACAACATATACTTTTAGAGCTTCAGTTGATAAATCTAATTTAAAACCTGGTGATACTTTTAATATACTCAGAAGAGGTCAGCAGGTTATTGATGGAACTGGAACTGTACAAAGTATTGATATAAATCAAAATCAAATCACTGTAGATAATGTTGTAGGTTTTACTACAATATCTAATCAATTATATGATATTAGAAGAGTAATTGAAACTGCAACAAGTAGTGGAATTGAAATAGAACAAGGAAATGATGTATTAATATCAGATGTATTAAATGTGTATACAGATGGTGAGACTGATGGTTATGTTGCCTCAAACTCACTTCCAAATTATGATATTACTGTAAATACTATTAAAGAAAAAACAAGTGGTATAAGTTTAGATGGAAAAAATCCACTGACAGACAAATATAATTTTGTTCAATTTTCACCACCATCTAATCAGAATATAAAGTTTATACAAGGTGATGCAATTATTTACAGCCCTCAAACGGAAGTTTTATCTGGTTTGGAATCTGGAAGAACTTATTATGTTGACCCTGTTACTCCTCCTGCAGGAGCAAGCATATCAAAAATAGCATTATATCAATCACGTAGTCAAATAGGTACAGCAAGCACCGTTCAAATAGGTATTGGGACAACTTCAACAGAAGATCATACTTTTATATTACAATCACACGCAAATAGAAAATTACAATCTGATAAAATTTTAAGGAGAATTCCATTATCACAAAACCTATCTATATCTTCAAAACATGAAACACCAATAAACGATATTGGAATATTAAGAGATGGTGTGCAAATTAGATCGCCAATATCAGATGATATCATTTATTATGGAACTTTAGAATCTGTTGATGTTTTAAATGGTGGTAGGGGATATGATGTTGTAAATCCACCATCTTTAAGTGTTGAATCTTCTTCAGGTACAACTGCACTTGTTCAACCTGTGGTTAGTGGATCTGTTCAAAAAATATTAGTAGACCCACAGAAATTTGATATTGAATCTGTAAAAAGTATTTTTGTAACAGGAGGTAACGGATCAGGATGTGTTCTTCAACCTGTTGTAGGTATTAGAAATAGATTTATAGAATTTGATAGTAGAAACATATTTTTTAATGGTGGTATTGATATTGACGATGAAACTATTACATTTAAAGATGATCATAATTTAGAAAATGGTCAACTAGTTTATTATAGTAGTAATGGTAATTCTCCTATTGGTATAGGTGCTGCATATGATGTCAATAATATTATAACTGGAACTTTATCTGATGGTGATCCATATTTTGTTAGAGTTGTAAATCCATCAACAGTAAGAATTTTTTATACAAAATCTGATGCCATGTTTGGCATAGCAGGTATTAATACTGTTGGTTTATCAACAGATACTGGTGCAAGTGGAATTCATCGTTTTAGAACAGAAAATAGAACAACTCTTATATCAGTTAAAGTTTTAGAATCTGGTTCAGGATATACAAATCGTAAATTAAGAGTTAATTCTTCAGGGATATCCACATCTTATGATACAATTAATTTTAAAAATCATGGATTTTCAAGTGGTGAAATAGTTGAATATTCATCTGATGACATAATTCAAGGACTTAGCACAACAACTTCCTATATTGTTAAAAAAATAAATGATGATACATTTAAAATTTCAAATGCTGGTGTTGGTGGAACATCTACATCTGATTATGAGAGAGGTAATTATGTAAATTTAACTTCAACTGGTTCTGGTTATCAAATTTTTAAATATCCAGATATTAATGTAAATATTGAAGTATCTTATGGTTCAACAGTTACAGGAACATTTAATTTAACACCTGTTGTCACAGGAGAAATTGTTGATACTTATGTGTATGATAAAGGATCAAATTATGGATCTACAATTTTAAATCATCAAATAAAACCTGACATAGATATTTTGACTGGTAAAAATGGTGAAATAAGACCAATAATTGTAAATGGAAGAATTGATAATGTAGCAGTTGTTAATAGAGGAGAGGAGTATTTTTCTACACCAGAATTAGAAGTTAGTGACGCTGGAACAGGGTCAGGAGCGATTGTAAGACCTGTATTGGAGAATGGTAGGATAATCGATGCAATTGTAATAAACGCTGGCATAGGATACAGTAGTTTGACCACAAATATTGACGTAGTTCCAAGAGGGTCTAATGGTTCTCTCGGTGCTAGAGTTAGAGATTTAAAATTAAATAGATCAGAAAGATTTGGTGATTTTAACTTAACATCTAGAAAAAATTCATTTGGTTTTAGTATTCTTGGATATTCCCAAGATATTATTAGTGCTTTGGAAGATAGTTTTTCAGTCAAATCAAATGGAGATTTTAATGAAATAACTGCACACTCACCTATAGTTGGATGGGCATATGATGGTAATCCTATTTACGGTCCTTTTGGGTACTCTGATCCAGATAATATAAATTCTGATTTAAAAATATTATCTTCATCATATAAACTTGATGCATCAAAACTTATCAATAGACCATTAGGATTTAATGAAGGATTTTTTATAGATGATTATGTTTATGATGGATTAGGTGATTTAGATTCTCATAATGGTAGATTTTGTAAAACTCCAGAATTTCCAAACGGAATTTATGCATATTTTGCATCTGTTGGAATATCATCAGCAACCAGTAAATTAGAAGGAAAATATCCATATTTTATAGGAAAAACTTATAGATCTCCATTAAT